TCTCAAAATGTAAATTATTCTCAAATTGAAGCAGGTGCTGTTAATATAACAGATAATCAACCCCAAGAAATAAATTTAAATTCAATAGATAATCCTAGTCAAGCAACATTTGTTGAAAAAGGAAATATCCATCCATTAATGCCATTTGCTGGAGATATAATATATGAAGGAAGATTTAGTAATAGTTTACGTTTTGGAAATACTGCTAAATCTAAAAGCCAATATGCTAATAATTGGTCTTCAGCAGGAAATAATGGTGACCCTATTACAATTTTGAGAAATGGACAAGATCCAAATTCAAGTGATTATGGTGCTGAACCAATTACTGAAAATATAAATAAAGATTTATCTTCAATTTATTTAACCTCAACCCAGAAAATCCCATTTAGTTTAGCAAACGAAAATTTTATTTCCTATACTACCCCACCAATTACCCCAGCTTCATTTAATTTACCCCAAGTTATTCTCAATTCAGATAGAGTAATATTAAATGCAAAATCTGATAGTGTCTTAATAAGTGGACAAAAATCAGTTGGTTTATCCTCAAATAATAGTATAAATTTAGAGGCCCAACAAGTTTATATTAATGGGAATGATATTAAATTAGGAAGTAAAAATGCAACTCAACCTGTTTTAAAAGGAGATGATACTGTAGAAATGCTAAAAAGAATAACTACAGAATTATTAAATTTAGCCACAGCCCTTAAAACAGCCCAAATATTCCCAGGTGGAGTACCAGCACCTGATCCGGTAGTTGGTCCTATAGCTAACATAGCATCATCTAATTTAAATGTAATTTTACAACAAATAGATAGTATTAAATCAACTTATGTTAAAACATTGTAAATGAAAGGAACAATTGTTAACATATATTTAAATTCTCCATTAAAAGGAGTAACAGTTAAAACTGGAACATTTACAACTGTAACTAATACAAATGGGGTATTTGAAATCCCAATGGATATAATCCCACCATATTCGTCATCAAGTTCTCCAAATATCATTTCAATTACATTACCTGAATATCAAGCACTTGAAGTTACCCCATATAAAGGAGATGGAGAAATAAAAGAAGATTTAGGTGTTATAGGTTTAACTCCAATAGTAGCTAGTTTAGAGGGAGATAAAATTGATGCTTCCCAAATTCAACAATCCCAAATAGAAGAAATTTCTGCTTCAAAAAGAGATTTTAAATATTTTGCTCAAAAAAAATTAGTTGATTTAATTAACAATGTCAAAATAGTATTAATTCCTTTAATATTAACTTTAATAGCTAGATTTGGTATAACTAAAGCAAATAAATTAATAGAGGAAGGCAAAACAAAAGCAGCTGATATTCTTGATCAAATTACATGCCCTACCCCAGAAGAATTAAATAGAATAATATCTCGTAAAAACAAAACAGTAAAACAATTAAATAATGCTATTAAAACAATAGACATTACTACCAAAGCTTTAGGTATAACAGGTGGAATTATAACTGCTTTAGAAATAGCTTTTACCATTTTAAAAAATCTCCCTATCCCCTCAGCAGTCCCTCCAGGTATTGGACTTCCAATAAATGTAATATTAGGTATTCAAGATGGAAAAGATAGAATAGATAAACTTATAACATCTTTAAAAACTGCTAATGCTGGTTTATTAGTTATATTGGTATTGTTAAGACAAGTATTGACTCAAGCAGTCCAATATTTAAATCTACTTGATAGTCTAGTCCAACATTGCTACCCAGATGCAAACCAAGAACAACTTTCAGCTGAATTAACAGCTTTAACCCAACAACAAACTCAACAATTATCCCCTGTAGTAATAAATGTAAACGGGTTTGAAATGGGTGTTGAAACTGAATCAACAACCAATTCCTTAAAACGTAGACGTGCTATAGCCAGAAATAAACAAGGTGTAGTTATGTTAAAAGGAGAGTGGTCTTTCTCATCAATTGATCAGATATTAATAGATGAATTAGTATTTTATATACAACAAAACGATTTAAAAGCAGAATAACCTTATATTTATAACCATATGAAAACCGACGGATTAAAAAAATTAATTAAAGAAGCAGTTAGAGAAGCAATTCAAGAAGAATTAAAAGATATTCTTTTAGAGGCTGTTCGTTCACCAAAACAAATAGTTAGAGAATCATATGCTCCAACAACAAACCCAATTCAACCACCCCAACCAACGTTTACCCAACCAACAATGGATTTGAGATCAAAATATAAAGATGTGTTGGGAGAAACAGCTTTAAGTTTTACTTCAAACGATGTACAACAACCATTTAGACCTCAAGTATCTGACCCTGTAAATGGTAATTTAGGTGCGGGTGAAGTTGGAATGGACCAAATTATGAGTTTATTAAACACTAAGTAATGGCATTTGATCCTCAACAGATATATCCAATTGATTTAAACGCAAGTGCTGCTGTTGGGGTAAATCTTCCATTAAATGGGTCTGCTGTTTTTATTTCAAATTACCAAACAAAGGAGGCCATTAAAAATAATTTAATTAATTTCTTTTTAACCAATCCCGGAGAACGCCCATTAAATCCAACTTTTGGAGGTGGGTTACGTGAATTTATATTTGACCAAATTACAACAGATAATTTGAATTTTCTTAGAGAAGATGTAAACTCTAAACTTTCTTTATATTTTCCAAATATAAATGTAGAAGATTTAATTGTAACAGGACAAGAAGATTTAAACCAAATTACTGTAACTCTTAAATATTCAATAATTAATACTAATATAACTGATACTTTAACTCTCCAATTATAATAAATGGCTACTACAAATAGAGATATAAAATATATTAACCGTGACTTTTCAGACTTTAGACAACGATTAATTGAATATTCCCAAACATATTTTCCCAATACATATAATGATTTTTCTCCATCATCACCTGGAATGATGTTTATAGAACAAACTGCATATGTTGGTGATGTTTTAAGTTTCTATTTAGATAACCAATTACAAGAGACATTTATTCAATATGCTCAACAAAGTAATAATGTGTATGAGTTGGCATATATGTTTGGATACAAACCAAAAATTTCAACAGCTGCACAAGTAACTATAGATCTTTATCAACAACTCCCAGCTAAACAAGTAGGATCAGAATATGTACCTGATTATGATTATGCTTTAAATATTCTTGAAAATTCAACTGTAACCTCTCAAAACGGTGTGTCTTTTTTAATCCAAGATAAAGTTGATTTTTCTGTTTCAAGTTCACAAGATCCAACTGAAGTTTCCGTATATCAAATAGCGGGAAATATACCTCAATATTTTCTTTTAAAGAAAAGTAGAAATGCTATTTCTTCAAATATTACATCACAAACATTTAACTTTACCCTCCCAGAACCATTTGCAACTGTAAATTTAACAGCAAATAATTTTCTACAAATTTTAGATGTTACAGATTCTGATGGGAATAAATGGTATGAAGTAGATCATTTAGGTCAAGAAATGGCTTTAGATAGTATTAAAAATACAAATATAAATGATCCAAATGCTGGTACTGATGCTGCTTATTTACTTCGATTAAAAAAAGTTCAAAGACGTTTTGCTACTAGAGTTATATCTCCATCTACAATCCAATTACAATTTGGTGCCGGATCACCAGATAATGTAGATGAAGAAATTACTCCAAATGCAAACAATGTAGGTATAGGTTTACCATTTACAAAAGATAAATTAACCGTAGCATATTCCCCAGTTAACTTTCTTTATACAGGAACATATGGTATTTCACCATCAAACACAACATTAACTGTAAGATATTTAAATGGTGGAGGGGTAGGATCTAACATACTAGCTAATACTTTAACTAATATTTCTACATCTAATATTAAATTTAATAATACTAATTTAAACTCAACAACCGCTAATTATGTATTCAATTCATTAGCTTCAAACAATCCATTAGCAGCATCTGGAGGTAAAGCAGGAGATACAATAGAGGAAATTAGACAAAATGCTTTAGCTCTAGTAGCATCCCAAAAACGTTCAGTTACAGCAGATGACTATTTAATCAGAGCATTAAGTATGCCTTCAAATTATGGAGCAGTATCTAAAGCATATATTGAACAACCTAAATTAACAGATAATCAAGTATCAAC